CTTTGTAATTCATATTTCCTCCTTTTGATTTTTGGAGGATTGAGCTTATAGAATTAAAAAAAATTTATAAACGCACTTAGCAACAAAAAAAATAAAAAGCCTAGCCAGAATCCCACAATGCCTTCTCTATAATACAAAGACCATACCTGCAGCTGTTTGATGTATTTATTTACCTTGTCCATTGTATTTCTTCCACGAACGCTTTCTGTGTTTGTTCATTGAAGACTTTTTAGGTCTTCTTCCAATATTCGTACTTTTAGGAATCCTTTCATGGATAACTATATCCTTAAACTTCTGTTTTGCCATGATGTACTAATTTGAACCCTGTTGTCTGTGACATACGCCTCGTCAGCTAAAGCTGGTGAGTTTCGCCCCCACCCTCCGAATCTGTCGATTCTAAATGTGTGGGTGCGTACCAACGCCTCACGATAGGTCTATATTAATTTTAATATCCCCCAGTCGTTTACTCGCACTTACTGCACCAAGTCCTAGAGTTTGTGCTACACGCTGTTGCATATAACTCTGTACCTTTGGTAAACGTAGTGTGCGAGAAGCACTTACTCTACCTGCCTCTTTACTGCCTTTTGTTGAATATCCTGCCTTTTCTGCAGCTTCCTTTATACTACAACCAGTTGCTACGATAGTATCAACGAGCTGTCTTTGCTTGTCTGTTAGGTCATCTTTCATAACTATTTATTCTACCCTTATAGGTACGTAGTTTTAAATTTATGTTGTGTCAAGCAAAATTACAGCACTTTAGTTGTTCGTCAAACTCACAATACTAAATGTAGTGGAGTCGCCATTGGGCGACACTCTCCACCCCATACGCAATCACATAAGATGAGATTGCTATGGGTCCCCCCACACACACGTGATTACGCTAGACTAACAAGGAATCCCCTCTACCTATCAACAGGACTGATTGTCCACGAGGGACACGCTTACCACGTTATGTGGACGTTAGTTCAAACAAAGGAGGTATCTATGGACTATGTTAAATACTATGAGTTGATAGTTGATGACTCTAATAAGATGAGAGTTAATGAGCTATGTAGCTTAAAAGAAGAAGCTGAATCTAAAGGTGATCAAGATAAGGTTGCTGAGATTAACAGCGAGTTAAATACATTAACCAATGGAGGTATATATGACACAAGTAAGTGAAGTACAATCTGCTGACTATTCAGATAGCAGACTAGAATCTATGCATGATGTATTAGATTCTGTTGATGTTAGAGCAGGTGTTAAAGCATTATTCAATAATGTAATTACACCATTTGCTGAACATAAAGATTGGACTATGTTAGCTGAATGGAACGCTAATAGTATTATTGGTTGTTTCACTAGACATCTAGAACAATGTGTAGCTAGTTCTGACAAGACAAGAGATCTTATGCAGAACGCATTGAGAGAAGATGTTGGTAATGAAATATCAATGCTAAATGTAGACAAGCTAATATTCAGACGAGATGCACAAGAGTTAAACATTAAACGAGCAGAGATGATCGTCAATGAGTTGCATCTAGCTTATGAAGTTGCATTTGGTAAGAAGTTTGTACCAAAAGCTAAAGCATCAGCTAAAGATGTAACTAAACAAGCACAGATGAAAGAGTACAACATGGCTAGATTACAAGAAGCTATGAAGAAGTAATCTGTTATAACCTAGCGATCTTAATTGGTCGCTAGGTTTTTTTTATCGTTAAAGCCAATTTAGAATGGTTCTAAACTATAAAAACTATCGTTCGGCGTTGCAACTCACTGGCGTTGCTGCCGAAATTCATAAACCTAAAAGGAGGAATAATATGGATAAAAATAAGATATATAAAACTAAAGATTACAGTCTATTTAAATACCTCAAAGGTAATAGAGCTGTAAATGAGCTTCACGTAAGAAGATTAGTAGAAGCTATAAATGAAAAAGATCTACAAGTACCTATTATTGTAGATGATAAAATGAATGTTGTTGAAGGACAACACAGATTGGAAGCATACAAAATTGCTGGTCTTCCAATATGTTATATCATGAAAGATAATATAGGTCTTGAAGACGTAAGAAAGTTAAACTCGGTAGCTCGTAAGTGGACGCTAACTGAGTATCTTATGTCTTATGTTAAACTAGGTAATCACGACTATGAGTTACTTGAATGGTTTCACAGAACTTATGAGTTTGGATTAACTGAGTGTATAGCCATGTTAAATGACAAAGGTTACTGTGCTACTAAAGAACTTAAAGGTTTTAAAGAAGGTACGTTTGTAATCAAGAACTTAGAACAAGGCAAGACTTGGGCAAGATCTGTTAACAAAGTAGGCGAATACTTCCAGTACTATAAGAAAAGATCATTTGTATTAGCTATGATGGTTATGATGCAAGATCATAAATTCAGATGGAAAACATTTGAAACTAAACTAAAGAACTTTTCTGCTAAGTTAAAGAATCAAGGAAGTAGAAATGATTTTATAGTTAATCTTGAAAGACTATACAATCATATGACACCTGCTGACAAAAGAATAAGATTGGAGTTATATGAATACAACAGAAACTAAAGGAGTAGATATGCTAAATAAAATACAAAATTGGCTTATGAATGTTGCAGCTAAATGGCTTTGGTTTGCAATCATGTTGCCAATTAGAATCGTTCTAGGTTTATGCTTTGCTGTTGCAAAGTATATGCCTAAAACTGTACAGCTACCATACAAGGTAGTTAAAAGAGAACAAGCAGAAGAAAGGAAATGGTGGAACTAATATGACATTTATAATGCTAGTTATAATTGCAGTAATCATTGGCTATGGTATTGTACTTGCCAAAGAAAACATTGAGTATGTAGAATCTATTAATCGTATGATTAGAGAAGAAAGAGAATACATACAAATGGAAAGGAAACAAAAATGGGAAGATACAAACAACAAATCCAAGACGAGCTAGATAAAGCTCACTATGATTATGCAGAATGTAAGATAGAACAACAAGAGTTTCTAGCTAGAATAACTGCGTGTGGTATTACACTACCGCAGGATATACAGGAGCATATGGACAATGCCGAAGAAGCAAGATACGACTACAAAGTATCTAAACATGAAACTAAATTCTGAAGAAATATTTATTCTCAGAAAAGTTTTAAAACAATATTTGCTAGAACAAGAAGCTTTAGCATATAAGAATACGCATGATATAGATGCTTATCCTATATATGAAAGACTAAAGCATATCATTGCATTGTATGACATTAAAGAATCCTAAGCGTAGAAGGTAAGCGTCTTACCTCTCCCTCGCTTGTTAGCAGGTTAGCGTTGCACCTGTTGGATATAAGCAACGCACATGCAGTACTTAACTAAGACTAATGCATACCCAGAGATGTTAAGCTAAGTTTATTCCTGGAGCTAAGTATGAAAAAAAAGCTGCAGCTCTCCCATGATGAGAAAGCTGTATTGTAGAAAGAAAGAAATATAATCCGAAAGAGGTATATTTATGAATGGCGTTATCAAAAAACAAATAGAAATACTACGCACAAATGTTGCAGAAGTGATACCAAAGTTTTTTAAATTTTGGAAAATGCTATTTGTTGGCATTTTATCTGCACTTATTTGGACTTTGTATTTCATAGGTGCTGCCGCAGATATTTTAAATTCAATGATTGTAATGATTAAAAAGAAAGTGAAAGGTAAAAATGAAAGTAAGTGATTTGCTTTGTATTATGAAAATAGCTGGTAAAACAATACCAAGAGATATGGTTGAACAGCTAGAAAAAACATATTTATCAGAATCAAGAGGAGATTATATTAAGTTAGGTGATATGGATATTATCCATATGGTTAGAGCATTTAACAAAATGCATCAAGAAAAGACTGACTTAATAAATACTATCTATCATAAATATGTAAAAACAAAGGAGTTAGATGGCTAAATTTACAATTAATATAGATTTTGAAGGAATGGAAGATGAACTTTCAAAATATGACAATATAATTATTGAAGCAGAAGATGAAGATGATGCTGATATAAAAGTTATGGAAATTTTAGAAAAAGATGGAATTAATTTACCATATTTTTCTATAACTAATAAGGAAGAAAATGGCTAATTGTTATTATCATTCGGTATCATCAGTTAAAAAATGGGGTGGTAAAACAGAAGATTACCAACCCATACATGATTGGTTTGACGAATCTAAAAAAATTATTGCACACTGGAGTCATAGAGCTTTACGTCATCATGCTGAAGGGTGCTTTGCTGCCGAAGAAAAGTTCGGTACATACATAAAAAATTCTGATGGTAAAATGGTTCCTGTCAGACTTATTGCAGAAAAACATATCATGGAAGATATGGGGTGGATCCCAAGCTTTTATGATTGGGCAATACTTATCAAGCCAACCAAATGGACAATGAGAGGTTATAAAAATGTCGGAAATGACAATTGATGAAGTAATCAGAGCATTACATACACAAGGAATAACTAAAATTACATTTGATTATTCTGGTGGTGGTGATGAAGGATCTTTTGAAACACCAGAGTTTTACGAAGGTGATAAAAAAGTATATCCAAATTGGATTAAAGTAATGGCAGACGAAGAAACTGATTATGATGAAGACAGTTTTCTTGGTCAAGTATATGAGGACTATGGAAGACTAAATCAATGGTATTCATTTGCAGGTGATTACTCTTGTAATGGTACAGTTACCATAAATACAGAAACTGGTGATTTTGATGATAGTGGTGAACAAAGCACTATGGAACATCAAACACATACAGGTAATGTATTTAAAGATGATAGAGAGTCATTCTAATGAATGCTAAAGAAAAGAAAGAAATGCTAAAGTGGGTAAATAGTTTTGCTAATGCTAAAACTGTTACTACTTCAGACAAACCAAAAAAGGAAAACAAAAATGAAACCAATAAGAAAAAACGAGCTAGAGTATCTTGATCAACTTATTAGAGATAAGTTTAGAGATAGACGTCAAGATATGGAATCAGCAATTGAATCTGATACACAAAAACAAACAGATAAAAATTACAAATCATTTGTTTCTAAATTAGGTATCAAAGCTGAAATGAAAGCATTTAAAGATGCCGAAGACAAGTTAAATAAATTTGTAAGAAGTAAAGAATCTTATGAATTAAAACTTGAACAAAACAAAAGAGCAGCAAGAGAAAAGTTATTAGAAAAACTTAAATCTTGGACTAATGTTAGATCTTGGAAATCAAGATATGATAATGTTTATGAATGGGACGTTAAAAATACTGAAGATCTAGAACCTTGTTTAAAACAAGTATGTAAACAAGAAACTAGAAAAGCAGTTCAAAAACTTCCTAAATACAAAGTTAAACAAGATCTAGAATTGCTTGAAGAACAAGCAAGAAATGTGTTATATTCTGGGAGAGATATAATGCAAGTTTGGAAACATTTAGGTATGACATTCAAAGCTTCTGGTGTACCAGTAGCTGCACCTAAAGAGTTTTTACAGCTAGAAAGTAAATAATGAAAATAGACGAGAACATACAGTATCTCGCATCAACTGATGAAGCCTTTGCCAAAACACAAGCAGAGGTTTCATATGGTGACGATATGCTTAAACACATCAAAGGTGCTTTTGTATCTGCGTCCGAAGACTCAGTATCTAAAGCTACCGAAAAGTTTTATGCTTCTGCAGTGTATAAAAATCATATTAACAAAATGCATAAACTAAATATTCAATTGTTAAATATGAGAAACAAAAGAAGAACTGCAGAAATGAACATAGATATTTGGAGAACATTAGAAGCGTCAAGGAGGAAAAACAATGTCTAATGAGTTATACACACATATAGGTCATACTATAAAACAAGCAAGACGTACTGCATTTACACACAAACATATTACTCAATCAGAGTTAGCTAGAGTTTGTGGAGTAACTTTTCAACAGATTCAAAAGTACGAAAAAGCAACTAATAATATACCTTTGCATAACCTTATAGCTATAGCAAAGTATACTAAAAAACCTTTACTAGATTTCTTACCTAGTAATAATACCGAAATTACAGAATCATAGTTACCTCTATGAAGGTGGGGGAAGCGAGAGTGGAACCCACCATATAATGTTGACAGCTACCGAAATATCCATATATCTGGTAGTATGTCTAATAAGGCACTAGGAACACAATTTCATAACCAAGTGATACCGCAGTTTGTACAACTGCGAAAGAAACGTGGTATATCTCAATTAGAGATGGACGAGATATTAGGCGTAGCCAAAGGTCTTGTTTCAAAATGGGAGTGTGGTATAAGAAAACCAAGCGGTTGGTTATTCTGTTGTTGGGCAGAAGCACTAGGTGCAGAAATACAATTAAACGAAAAGGTTAAACATGGCAGTTAATCCAAATCTAGATCCATCTGGTATAACAGATGATCCAATAGTAAATCAAGTTATAGAACTTATTGTTAAACGACACATACAAGGTATGGAAAAGTTTGGCAAAACTATGGAAGCAAATGAACGTCCTATCAATGAATGGGTTGATGAAACAATAGAAGAATTGCTAGATGCAATTCACTATTTAACAAAAACAAAAACCATCTTTGATAAATTCAAATCTGATAATAAAAGATTAAAGTCTGCATTAGAAGTATTTGAGAAAGGATCATTTGTAGATGATAAAAATACCGAAGAAAAAAAAGATTGATATTACACCATATCATGTAAGACAACAGATGTGGTATATGTCATTGCTAAAGTTTTACAAGACAATAGAGTTTAATGATAAAATCTATGATGATTTTGCTGCTAAATTATTAGCAGGTAAAATAGATCAGAAGACATTAAAGAAGTTAGATACGTTAAGAAGGAAGCATAATGAAATCGAAAGTAAAAAATGGCAAGAAATCAAAAAGAAAAAAGCAACTCGTATGGGACTCAATTTTAGAAACATACTTAGACAAGTCAAAAAAAGTTAATGGTTATTATATCAATGATGGAAGGATAAAAGTATTATATGAAGAAAGATTTTGATCGTAAACAAGGTATAGGTGGTAGTGATGCTACCAGGTTATACAATGGTGATTGGTACGATTTGTACCTAGAAAAAATTGGAAAGAAAGAGCCAGACGATCTTTCCAAAGTTTTACCAGTACAAATGGGAATACATACAGAAGACTTTAACATACGCTGGTTTCAACAAGAAACAGGAATTAAAGTTGTAGCTGAACAAGTATTTATCAAATCAAAAGATTATCCATTTATGTATTGTAATATAGATGGAGTACTTCAAGAAAAGAAAGCATTGTTAGAATGTAAACATACAAATGCTTTTACTAATGAAATTAAAACAGCAGAGAAATACAAAGCACAAATACAACATTACCTAATGATATATGGTGCTGCAAAAATGTATTTATCAATGTTTTTTGGTAATATGAAATGGGGACTTGTTGAAGTTTTACCAGACAAAGAATTTCAAACTAAATTATTAGCTGCAGAAGTTTTGTTTTGGCATATGGTACAAACAAAATCACCCCCACCAGATTTTGTAGATTTTAATAATTTTGATGAACAATTAAAGGAGCATAACAATGGACGACAAATCATACCCATACTCACCAGGCAGTCAGAAAGTTGATACATCAATAGAAGCTGCTGAATTAATTAAAGCGGGTGCAGATACTATTAGAAGAAAAGTATTTGATGTAATAATTAATAAAGGAAACTTTGGAGCTACTGCTGATGAAGTTGCAGACTTACTTGGTTTAAGCTCTTTTACAGTTAGACCTAGAGTAACAGAACTATATAAACAGGATAAAATAGAAAGAAAAAATAAACGTAAAAATGCTAGTGGTAGACTAGCTTATGTTTATGTAGTTAGTAAAGAACACGTTAATAATCAATATAGTACGAAAGGAGTATAATGAGTAGAACAGGTAAAGAAGAAAACTTTTATATATGGGATCAAGTAAAACATACTAATCCTAAATATACAAAACCATTTACAAAGTTTGGTGGTAAAGAGTTAACAACAATTGATCCAATGTATCAAATACAAGTTATGACTGGTATATTTGGACCAGTAGGTAAAGGTTGGTCATATAATGTTAATTATGTTTACACTGACAAAAATGTTTTTGCAGAAGTAAAAGTAAAATATTTCGATAAAACTTGGCATGAGTTTGGTCCAGTATCTTCAGTACAAGCATTGTATAAGAAGAATGGTGGACTAGATGATGAGGCACCTAAGAAAGCTATGACAGATGCAATGACAAAAGCATTTAGTCATCTTGGTATAAGTGCTGATGTGTTTCTTGGTTTGTTTGATAACAACAAATACATACAAGAAATGAAAGCTAAGTTTGAAGCACCAAGTAATATTAAAGTCATTAATACAAAGGAGTTAAATAATGATAAACAAAGTAATGTTGATAGGAAGACTGGGAGCAGACCCAGAAATAAAACAAACTAAAAAGGGTGAATCATTTGCTAACTTGTCTTTAGCTACTAATAAAAAGTACAAAGACAAAGAAGGACAATGGGTAGAAAAAACTACATGGCACAAAGTTGTTGTGTGGGATCCAAGACTTGCAGACAATATGCAAAAGTATGCAAAGACTGGTACTCAACTTTATGTTGAAGGTGAATTAGAAACTAGACAATTTAAAGATTCTAATGATCAAAACAGAATTGTGACAGAGGTTGTTATACCTCGATACACAGGAAGCATTAGATTGGTAGGAGATAAACCTTCATCTGCATCTGGGGGCAAAGCCAAGCTGGATAATGATGATAGTTTTGATGACCAATTCTAATAGGTTATACGACTCACCTACATGGGCAAGTCCCAGATAAGTAGTTTAAATTAACGTTGATTCGTTGGTTTATAAACATCTATGTTGTGCGAAGTAGGCGGCTATCTTTGAGGCTGCCTACTTTATAGAATTTGTGACGACAAATAGGTAAGCTAGAACCTGTATGATAGATATACTAGATAGGCTATCAGCTAAAGTCCTGCTGATTCGGAAAAGAAGACCATGCGAGTAAGCATCAAGTAGTCCAGTAAGGTTAAATTGTAATATACGCCTGTCATGGTTTACACTGCTTGGTGCTTACTTTTTTTTATGTGAGGTGTTTGATACCGAAATTTATTATAGCCTTCAGCTATGATATTATCATTAAAAGATATATTTGCAGATCGTAAACTATCTCAGCAAGAAGTTGTAGAGTCTTTTGACAATATAGCAGATGCTATTACAGTAGACTTACTCAAAGGAGTAAGCATAGATGCTGCACAAGTAGCACTTGTATCTAATGTAATGAACATAGCTAGTAGCTATAAATCTAAAAAATTTGCTATAGATTTAATGAAAGGTGCTTTAGCTGAAATGGAATCAGAACATTTTAGAGAAAAAGGCAATAAGCTTTCATAGAGCCACGCACATAAGCTTAGATTTCTATGCATAGGTTGGGTCGCATTAGACCTACTTTGCTAATCCTAGAGCTTCTCAGACAGCTTTATTTGGGTGTTTTATTCAAGAATTAGCTTTTTTATGGATTTAGATCCATCAATGTTATTTTCAAGCTCTGCTTTAGATTTGATACATTGATAGCTAACATTGTCATCTATTTTTCTAGATGCAATTCTTTTACCTTTTAAACATTCACTCATAGATTGTTGTATTCTATGTTCTTTAATTTCATTATTAACTATCATCAAAAGAGCTACTACAGTTTCAATCATTAGTGTGCTGTCTTTCCATTAGCTCTTACTTTATCTTTTAGATCTTCAATATCTTTTAAAGCTTTGTCTAACTGCTTTGCTAAAAATTCTATATTAACTTTATTAGTCATATTCATTTCTTGAGTAGCTTCCATTTTTTCTACAGTCTTATAAAGATCTTCAATTAAAAAATGTTGCTCCTGGTCAGTAGGTACTTGTTCAGATTTCTTAAGCAAATCATTTTCAAATAATTCTCTAGATGTTTCAAGTGATACTAGCCTAGCTGTAAGCTCTGTGTAAGCAAACACTCCTGCTGCTACAAGCAGGATTAATGAGGCAACTGTTTTCATAGGCATCTGAACAGCTGCCGACTCCGAAATATTTAATGGCTTAGGCATTATTTTTTCCTCATAATATCAGCACCTTTTAATCCATAAATTGCACTGACTACACCAATAAAAATTGCTTGATACCAATAAGGTAAATTTTTGAAATA